CAGAGAGAACAATAAACATAATTTCATAACTAATTTCTTCTCCTTTAATATTCGCGTCTATATTTTCAGAAGCGAATAACATGTGAGTCAAATCATACTCTCCTCTCTGTGCTTTACCCAATGCTTTCTCAATCACCAGATTCTCACTAGAAAGCATCATGTAAGAGGCATAACTTTTTGGTAAAAAGAATACATGGACAGGTCCACCGACATAATAATTAGCTTGAATTCTGCTCATAGCAGCAACAAATTCCTCTAGAATAAAGTTTTCAATTGGATAACCTGCTAACTTAATCTCTCCGTGTATAGAACAAGCGAAGTACATAGCGGAAAAATGGTCTCTAAACCTCTCGCAATTCAACCAAGTTTCATCGGATGGTTTATGCGAATTTGCAACAATATCTCCACCTGAGAACTGTGAGATGCTAGAGGAGCAACGTTCCTGACCGATAATACTCAAGTTCTGAGGTCCAGGGTTTGTTTCAACGCAAACCAAGAAGTTTGTAGCCAAACGTCTCCTCTTAGACACAACTCTGACCGCATAGAAATTCTTAGTCTTTGGAAACATGGAAATACCAATATTGCAAGAGATGGAACATACAACAGGTAGAGTAGTTACATGCCTATTATTAGGTAGAGGTTTACCTTCACTTAAACAATTAAAAATGAAATTAGCAATAATCTTTCTAATATTAATTTTACCAGTAAAGAAGCACAATTTACCATCAATTTCAACTACATCAACACAACACACATTTGGTTCAGAAAATAAAACAGAACATAGATCATCAACACAACAATCATCACTAAAACCAAAACTATCAACACAAGTTTGAATATCAAAACCTGGGAAATGCTGTTCGATCTCCACTTCATTATCTACATTGAATTTACAATCGCTATTATAAACATATGAACAAGAATACAAATCATCTACATTATTTACAAGAATTTCAGATCCATCATAGCTTTCTTCTTCAACATCAGCGGTAGCGTCAAAGAATTGATCTTCAAAAAGTGTCTCAAATGAAAAATCGGACTGGGTACGGGGCATATTAATAGCCTCTGGGTTCCTTCCAGATACTTGTCCCTCAACGGGAAAGCCCATTTCATTATCAATATTGTTGTTATTGCTAATTCCCAAAATATTATTATTGTTTGCGCTCATACTTTAAGAATTACATAAGATTTGCATACTCGTGTGCATAAAGTAAATCATACCACACACATAAACAAAACTCAAAATCTCCATGGTTAAACCATATGGCCCATGGACAGCTTTTAACTTATTATGACTTTATATTTAACGCGTAGCCGTTATCTCAAGATCTCCAGATTGGTTAGCCAATCTCACATCCGGAATATCTACTATTATCAGACATCTTGATATACTGAACGATATAGCGCCGCTCAGTGGCGCGAAAGTCACTCAAAATCGAGCTTTGCATATATGTGCGTACGGTTT